CGACTCAATGATCAAGGATCGCGTACTAACTCGTGGCTATTTTCATTGGAAGAATGGAGAGCAAGACAGTGAGGTGATTTGGACGCCAGATCCAAAGGGTAGGTTTTTAGTTTCGTGGATTCCCGACCAAGCTATGAGAAATAGAGTGATTGTGAAAAATGGCAGAAAGTGCCCTGGCAATGAACACATCGGTGTGTTTGGTTGTGACCCTTATGACATTTCTGGTGTAGTTGGTGGCGGTGGATCTGCCGGAGCGCTTCATGGATTGACTTCCTTTCATATGGAGAGCGCGCCAACTAATCACTTTTTCTTGGAATATATTGCTCGTCCTCAGACTGCTGAGATATTCTTTGAGGATGTGCTAATGGCGTGTCATTTTTATGGAATGCCAATACTTGTAGAGAATAACAAGCAACGACTTTTATATCACTTTAAGAATAGAGGATACCGCGCATTTTCTTTAAACAGACCAGATAAACACATATCAAAGCTATCTAAAACTGAGTTAGAGCTCGGTGGTATTCCCAACTCATCTGAGGATGTAAAGCATGCCCATGCTAACTCTATTAACACATACATCGAAGAATACGTTGGCCTTGATCAGGAAGGCACCTATAGAGATTCAGATACTATGGGAGACATGTATTTCACTAAAACTTTAGAGGATTGGGCTAGATTTGATATTAACAATAGAACAAAACACGATGCCTCAATTAGCTCAGGACTTGCAATTATGGCGTCAAGAAAACACCTATTTATACCACCAAAGCAGGAATCTAAAATAAGTGTTAAATTTGTAAGATATAAGAATACAGGCATTAGAAGCGAAATCATCAAATAATGGATAAACCATCAGTTGTTATCTCTGCATTACCTTTTCCGGACCAAATGGCTCCAGACGAGGTTAAGGCTACATATGAATATGGCCTAAAGGTAGGTAAAGCCATCGAAGGAGAATGGTTCAAGAGGAAGGCGAATACTAGTAGATTTTATCAACAATGGGGGGAATTTCACCGTTTGAGATTATATTCACGTGGTGAGCAACCAGTACAAAAGTACAAGGATGAGCTGTCTGTGAATGGAGATATGTCTATGCTTAACTTAGACTGGACCCCAGTACCAATCATCCCTAAATTTGTTGACGTTATTGTTAACGGAATGCTTGACCGTCCATACACTGTAAAAGCAGAAGCTCAAGACGTCATGTCTGCTGAGAAGAAGAATGTGTTCCAGGATATGATTGAGTCTGACATGGTTGCAAAAGACTTCCTTACACTCACTCAAGAGCAGTTTGGTATTGATGCTTTCAATGTAAATCCTGATGAGCTTCCTGCAAATGATGAGGAGCTTTCATTGTATATGCAGATGAACTATAAACCATCTGTAGAGATTGCCGAAGAGATTGCTATCAATACATTAATGAAGATGAATGACTATGAAGATGTTCTTCGTCTTTACTATTATGATGTAACTACATTGGGTCTTGGTGTACTTAAGCATGAGTTCCTTATAAATGATGGTGTAAAGATTAGATATGTTGATCCGGCAAACTGGATCCACAGCTATACTGAAAAGAATGACTACTCCGATTGTTTTTACTTTGGAGAAGTTAAGCAAGTACATTACACTGAGCTTTTAAAAATAGATCCAACACTAACAGATGAGCAGCTTACCGAAATTAAAAACGCAGGATCTGCTTGGTATGACTATTTTCCTATCATTCGAAACTATCAAGACGATGCATTCTTAAATGAAATTGTAACGTTATTGTACTTTAACTACAAGACCCACAAGAAGTTTGTTTGGAAAAAGAAAATACTTGAGAACGGTGGTGAGAGAGTTATTCGTAAAGAAGATACATTCATGGCGCCAAATGGTGAATACTTTGAGGTTGTTGAGGCTGTAAGAGATGTATGGTATGAAGGTATTCTTGTGGGTGGTTCTAATATTATGGTTAAGTGGGAGATGATGAAGAATATGGTTCGTCCTAAGTCTGCATCACAAAGCGCATTCCCTAATTATATTGCTTACGCTCCACGTTACTACAAAGGGAACATTGAGTCTATTGTTAGACGTATGATTCCATTTGCTGATCAGATTCAATTGACTCACTTGAAGCTCCAGCAGGTGATGGCTCGCATAGTTCCAGATGGTGTATTTATTGATGCTGATGGTATTAATGAAGTTGATCTTGGAACAGGTGCTGCATACAACCCGGAAGATGCTCTCAACTTATATTTCCAAACAGGTAGTGTGATTGGTAGATCTTACACTCAAGATGGTGAGTTTAACAACGCTAGAATTCCTATCCAAGAGCTTAATACTAATAGTGGTCAGGCTAAAATGTCTGCGCTTATTGGCAACTACAACCACTACTTAAATATGATCCGCGATGTGACGGGTGTAAATGAGGTGCGTGACGCATCTACACCACACCCAGATGCATTGGTTGGTGTTCAAAAACTTGCGGCACTTAATTCAAACACAGCCACTCGACACATCCTTGATGCTGGTATCATTACAACTAGACGTGTAGCTGAGTGCCTATCTATACGTATTGCTGACATCTTAGAATATGCAGACTTTGCTGAAGAGTTTGCTATGCAGATTGGTAAATACAATCTTGCAATATTAGATGACGTTAAAAATCTTTACCTGCACGACTTTGGTATCTTTATTGAAGTTGCACCAGATGAAGAGCAAAAAGCTCAGCTTGAGCAAAACATTCAAATGGCGCTACAGCAGCAGACAATTGATCTTGAAGATGCAATTGACATCCGTATGATCAATAACGTTAAGCTTGCTAATGAGATGCTTAAGATGAAACGTCGTAAGCGTATGGAGCAAAAACAGAAAGAGAAAGAGATGGAGTTCCAAATGCAAATGCAGACAAACATCCAATCTTCTCAAGCAGCAGCTGAAGCCAAGTCACAGGTTATTCAATTGGAAGGACAGACAAAAGCACAACTCAAGCAATTGGAAGTTCAAGGTGAGATTCAAAAAATGCAAGCCGAGTCTGAACTCAAGAAAGAGTTGATGGCTATTGAGTTCCAATACAACATGCAGCTTAATGGTATGCAGATGCAGACATTAAAAGATAGAGAGTCTGAAAAAGAAAAGGCTAAAGATAAACGAGTAGACTTACAGGCGACTCGTCAGTCTGAACTTATCAACCAAAGACAAAATAACTTACCTCCTCAGAACTTTGAGAGTACAGAGGATAGCCTTGATGGCTTTGACTTAGAGTCATTCGGGCCTAAATAAATAATTATTAACTTTGTAAAAAATTAAATTAAATGGAAGGTGAATTCAAAGTAAAGGTTGTAGAATTCGAAGAGAAGTCTGCATCCGAAAAAGAAGCAGAGTTACTAGAAGGTCTAGAGACTCATTCTGATCCAGATGGTGTTGTTAAGGTTGATTTATCGCAAGATGCGCCAACAATTGAACCAATAACAGAAGGAAATCTAGATCCGGTTCAAGAACTAGATCTTGATGACAATAAAGTTCTTTCATATCTTGGTAAAAGATGGAACAAAGAGATTACATCTTTGGATGAATTAGCTCAAGAGCGACAACAAGCTGAAGAGCTACCTGAAGATGTCTCTGCGTTTCTTAAATACAAAAGAGAAACAGGACGTGGTATTGAAGACTTCATGAAATTGAATGTCGACTATAGTTCCATGGACGAAGACTCTCTACTTTATCAATACGCTAAAGAACAAAACCCTGGGTTAGATCCTGATGAGGTTAAGTTCGAGTTAGAAACTAAGTTCTCATATGATGAGGACTTTGATGATGACAAGCAAATTAAGAAGGTAAAGCTAGAGAGAAAAAAAGAGCTCAATAAGGCTCGTGAGTATTTTAATAGTCTTAAAGAACAATACAAGGTTCCGCTTGAGTCAAGGGAAGCCTTTGTTCCGCAAGAAGAAAGAGAAGCTTACGAATCTTATAAGCAATATAAACAAACCGCAACTAGCGAGCAAGAGGAGCAACAGAAGCGGTCTAAGTATTTCGCTGACAAGACAAACGAATTATTCTCCGATAAATTTGAAGGTTTCAGATTTAATATTGACGAGAATAAGGCAGTAACGTTCAAGCCGGCAGATGCAAAGACACTCCTTAACGAGCAGTCTTCATTAAGCAACTTTGTAAATAAGTTCTTAAACGAAGAGGGCTACCTAAAGGATGCTGAAGTATTCCATCGAGCAATAGCGATTGCTTCGAATCCCGAAAAGTTTGCAAAGTTCTTCTACGAGAAGGGTATGACGGAAGCTGTTGAGACAGTTTCAAAAGAGTCTAAAAATATTGACATGACTCGTCAAGCCACTCAGATGACTAAGAAAACTGACGGAACATTCCAAGTAAGAGCTATAGAGCCTAGTTACGGTAATAGATTAGTTATTAAACAAAAACCTAAAAACTAGAAAAAATGGCTGGTACATTAGCAGCGTCACCAACTTTTGCGTTGACGCCAAGTTCTGTGAAGGCAACAACGCCTGAGAACTACATTAAAGATTTCAACTTCTTGAGTCAGTATCTTCCTGATACTTACGAGCAAGAATTTGAGCGTTATGGTAACCGTTCAATCGCATCTTTCTTGCGTATGGTCGGTGCCGAGCTTCCTACTAACTCTGACTTGATTAAATGGGCAGAGCAAGGTCGTCTTCACACAAAATACACTAACGTTGTTCCTGCGTCCGCAGCGGCTTCTGATACTGCAACATTTAACATGCCTTCAGGTGTTGTGTGTAACTTCCGTTTAAACCAAACTGTATTCTTGTCTTCTCAGACAATTGCTGCTAACTCAGCTAAAGCTGTTATTAGTGCAGTTGCTTCTGATGGTTCAACTTTCACAGTTAAGTTCTACAACGCTTCTGGTTCACCATTTACAATTACAACTGAGCTTGTAACTGCATTTGTTTACGGATCTGAATTCCAAAAACAAACAACTGGTATGGAAGGGTCTTTAGAGGCTCAAGACTTGTTCTTTGACAACAAGCCAATTATCATCAAAGATAAATACCGTGTTGCTGGTTCTGACATGGCTCAAATTGGTTGGGTTGAAGTAACTACTGAAAACGGTGCTACTGGATACCTTTGGTATTTGAAGTCTGAGCACGAAACTCGTTTACGTTTTGAGGACTACCTTGAAATGGCAATGGTTGAAGGTGTTCCTGCTGAAACTGGTTCTGATGCATTAGCTTACCTTTCCCCATCTACAGGTTACATCCCTGGTCAGCAACTTACTGCTACTGGTACAACTGCTGCTGGTACACAAGGTATGTTCAATGCTATTGAAAGCCGTGGTAACGTTTGGTCTGGTGGTAATCCATCTTCTTTGGGTGACTTCGATACAATCGTTCAACGTTTGGACAAGCAAGGTGCTATCGCTGAGAACGTATTGTTCTTAAACCGTCAGTTCTCTTTTGACATCGACGATATGTTAGCTGCTCAAAACTCTTACGGTGCTGGTGGTACTTCTTATGGTTTGTTTGACAACAACCAAGACATGGCTTTGAATCTTGGATTCACAGGTTTCCGTCGTGGTTATGAGTTCTACAAAACTGACTGGAAATACCTTAACGACGCTACTCTTCGTGGTGGTATCGTTGGTGGTGCTGTTAACGGTGTATTGGTTCCTGCGGGTACAATGAATGTTTACGACCAAGTACTTGGTAAAAACGCTAAACGTCCATTCCTTCACGTTCGTTACCGTGCATCTGAAGCTGAAAATCGTCGTTACAAGACTTGGATGACAGGTTCAGCCGGTGGTGCTCAAACAAGTGACCTCGATGCTATGGAAGTCAACTTCCTTTCTGAGCGTGCACTTTGTACCCTTGGTGCAAACAACTTCTTCATCTTCAAAGGATAAGAAGACTAATAATACGAGAGGGGTTACGGCCCCTCTCTATTTTTTTATAACTTAAATTATATCAAATGAACAGAGTAAAACTAGAGGCGAAAGATCGCACTTATTTATTGAAAGCAGATAATGCTCCATTGAGCTACTTCATTGCTCACAAAGACACTCCAAGAAAGCGTCTTCTTTATTATAATGAAGAAACAAACACAAACCATCCACTTCGCTACGCGCGAAATTCAAACTCACCATTTCAAGACGATCAAGATGCCAATGTTATTGTTGAGCCTATTGTATTTGAAGATGGTGTCTTAACAGTGCCTAAAAATAATCCAGTACTTCAAGAGTTCTTGCATTACCATCCAAACAATGGTACAGAATTTTATGAGTTTGATGCTGAGAAAGATGCTCAAGAAGATGTTCAATACTTATTTAATGAGATTGATGCATTGTTATTAGCTCGTGATTTAGCTGATAAAGATATTACCACACTAGAGGCCATCGCTCGATTGGTTTTGAATGGTAATGTTGACCTCATGAGTTCTGCTGAAATTAAAAGAGATATGATGCTATTTGCTAAGAGATATCCTCAAGATTTCATGGAGGCAGCAACTGATCCGATGCTTAAGATCAACAACTTTGCTTCTAGAGCATTCACGTCAGGATACCTTACATTTAGAGGAAATAAAGACATCCACTATAACTTTAAGGACAATAAGAAGCGTTTAATGACTGTTCCTTTTGGACATGATCATATTCATGCGTTAGCTTCTCATTTACAGTCTGATGAAGGCTTAGAGCTGTACAAGTTCTTAGAAGAAAAGTTTTCTGGAAATTAGTATATTTGCATAGTTATTAACTATTAAAACGTTTTAAGATGAACAAGAAATTTTTACAATTTACGATTGGAGCTGCAAACTCTTTAGTAAAAAAATTAATCCCGGCAAACACTGAGTGGTTTATTGAATTTACAAGCACGACTGTGTTAACTCTTACAGCTGTTGGTGGTGCAGCAGCTACCGATATCATCACAATTACATTCACTACTGCTGACGCAAATTACAGCTCTCATGTTGCTGTTGTAAATTCATTGGCTTATGCTAATCAAGCTGTTTCTAATCCAGATGCTATTATCATTCCTGAACTACCATTAGTTGGGACTACACAACAATTAATTACATCTGTAGGTATTGCTTAATCATTAGTAAACTACTACTAAAAGGGCACTTCATATGGAGTGCCTTTTTTTATTTATCTTTGTAGAAAAGCATTCAGATGATCAATGACGTTCGAAATACCGTCCTATCTATAATCAGTAAAGAGAACCGTGGCTTTATTACGCCATTAGAGTTTAATCTTTTTGCAAAGCAAGCTCAGCTTGAGGTTTTTGAGCAGTATGTTTACAATTATAGCAATGCAATCAACAAGCAGAATGCTCGAATGCATGGAGAAGGATATACTGATATTCCAAGAAATATGGTTGAGGTGATTGATAGGTTTTCTGTTTATTCATCTTTGACATATAATTCGCTTACAAATCATTTTGATATTCCGGATGATTACTTTTTCTTAACGAGAATTGATTACAACAACAACACCGAAATAGAAAAGGTAAAGACCAATAAGTTGCTGTATTTATTAAATTCAAACCTAACGGCTCCTACTGTAAAATATCCAGTCTATTTACTAGATGAGAATGGTATTATTGTATACCCTACGTCTATTACATCAAACGTCACTACTCAGTATTTGAGATATCCAAAAGATCCTCAGTGGACATATAATATGATTAATGGCAGTCCTTTCTTTAATCCAAACTCAGCGACGTATCAAGACTTTGAATTGCCATTAAATGATTTTGCGAATTTAGTTGTTAAGATATTAGAGTATTCTGGTATATCAATTAGAGAGCAAGACGTTGTATCGGCAGCTAAGTCAGAAGAAGTACAAGACATACAAACTAAACAATAATGGCATATATTACTAATTATCAGTACTATACTAACAACGGTAATACCCCTGAAGATGCAAACTGGGGGTCGTATCAGTATGTCAGCCTTGCTGATATGGTTAACAATTTTATGTTAATGTATGTTGGTAATGACAAGCTTGTCAATAATGTGGATCGTTATACTGTATTATTCCATGCAAAGAGGGCCATCCAAGAGATTAACTATGACGCCTTAAGAAGTATAAAAGTTCTTGAGTATGAAATAGGTAATAGTTTGAAAATGATACTTCCACATGACTACATAAATTATGTGAGAATATCAATGCTTCGTAATGGTGTTCTTTATCCATTAACAGAGTCTAGGCAAAGCATTACAGCAACTGCATACCTTCAGGATAATAATGGCGATTTATTGTTTGATTCAAATGGCGAAGTAGTTACAGGAGAATCAAAGCTAGATATACTCAGACAAGAAAATAGATTATATACAGGACCTGGGCCATATAGTGGGTATAATGGTTGGTATTATGAAGGGAACTGGTATTTTGGTTACCGAATTGGGCAAAGATTTGGTATTGATACTGCTAGCGCAAATGTCAATCCTAAGTTCTTTGTAAATAAAGCAGGTGGTGTTATTGACTTTACTTCTGGAGTTCAGAATTCATTTATTGTACTTGAGTACATTTCAGATGGCATGGAGAACGGAGACGATTCACTTGTAACTATAAACAAACTTGCCGAAGAGTATATTTACGCTTACTTGAAATGGGCCTTACTTAATAATAAGTATGGCGTTCAAGAGTACGTTATAAATAGAGTTAAGAAGGAGAAGTCTTCTGCCTTAAGAAACACAAAGATTAGATTAAGCAACATGCATCCTGGACGCCTACTTATGGCAATGAGAGGTAAGGATAAATGGATTAAATAGATATGGCTGATTTACTAAGAACTTTTATCGCTGGCCGAATGAATAAAGACCTCGACGAGAGGTTACTTCCTGATGGCGAGTATAGAGATGCAGTTAATGTTACTATTGATACATCTGAGGGATCTAATATTGGAGCCATTCAGAACGCCTATGGTAACGCATTGGTTACTGATGTTAAGTTATTAATTGAAAGCCAAGGTGTAACAATAACTCAACCATTAATTACTATTGGCGCGGTGTCATATGAACCAACAAATCTTTTGTATTGGTTTGTTGTTAGTGATGAGTTTGAGGGCATTTTTGAGTACAATCAAAATACAAATGTAACTGTTTTGATTTTGGGTTGTACAGATAATCAACTTGGCTTCAATAAAAATCATTTAATTACCGGAGTCAACTATGTAATTGATGGGCAAGGGGGTGGTTTGTTGATTTGGAATGACAACTTGAACCCACCAAGAAAGATAAACGTTAATCGATGCAAAGCATATAGCATTGATGATCCAAGAATTTCTGACGATATTAATCTTATTGTCGCTCCTCCCCTTAATTCCCCATCTATATCATTAAGCACATTTACATCTCCTAATTTAGATCCTAATAATATTGAGGATAAGTTTGTCTACTTCAGCACTCGATATAAATACTCAGATAACGAGTATTCGGCAATGTCACCTCTTTCATCAGTAGCTTTTAATCCTAAGGCATTAAATGTTGATGTACAGACTGGAGAGAATAAAGGCATGCTCAATGAGTTTAATCAAGTTGAGGTAACCCTTGAAACTGGTAATCAATTTGTCAAAGAGATTCAATTATTAGTTTGGGAGTCTAGAACTTTGAACGTAAAAATTGTTGAGACGCTAAATAAAGAAGAATTAAACATACTAGATAATTCTACCTATAGTTTCTTCTTCATGAATAATAAGACTTATGCAGCACTTCCATCTGATCAAGTCACTAGATTATTTGATAATGTTCCGTTAAAGGCATTAGCTCAAGATATTATTGGTAGCCGATTAGTTATGGGTAATTATACTCAGTTTAGAGATTTAATTGGTTACAATACAAATGACTTTATTGATGTTAATTATACTGTAGGTTACATTTCTGATCCTGTAAGTCCATCTCCAAAACAAACATGGAGAAGCGATCGTGATTATGAAATTGGTATTGCTTATTTGGATGACTATGGTCGAATGACTACTGTGTTAACATCTGTTGATGGAACAGCTACTAGTTCAACTCCGGGGAATAATCAGTCAAATTCTGTTTATATATCTCCAAATAATTCAAGCACTGCTAACTCATTAATAGTTAATATCAAAAATGAGGCGCCTGCATGGGCAAGCGGGTATAGATTCTTTGTCAAGCAGTCAAAGGGGGAGTATTATAATTTATTTCCTGTTACTTTTATAAAAGATAATTTATATAGGTATTTCTTGATAAATGAAGCCGATAGGGATAAGATAAAAGTAAATGGATATGTTATATTCAAGTCAGCAAATGGATCTCCAACAAATTCAAATAAAAAATTTAAAGTGCTTGAGCTTGATTATAAGCAAGCTAACTTTAATAATATATCTGGAGCCGTAGAGGGATTGTATTTTAAGATTAAAGCTGATTATAGCGATACTTTTTTAGATATACCCACTCAAAATTCCTATTCATATTTAGGAAGCGGAAGAGGACCAAGTAATAATTCATCCGGGTCTCAAACACCTGCTGTTGCTCAGAATAATATTTTCTATATTTCTGCCCCTATATATTATTCGGTCAATGGTACTCCAAATACAGGGCCTGGAATATCTGTAAACCAATCAGCATCAAGTTCATTAGATGATGTTAGAATTTCTATAGAAATAGTCAACTCAACAACATTTAGATGGACTATAGATGTAGGGCAAAACTGGTGGTTAGCTAACTTGCCTATAAGTACATCTCCAATAACATTAACATCTGGAGATACCGTATTGGTTTTTTCTTTTGACTCATTAACAGGTTATACACCTAGTGATAAATGGGTTGTAAACGTTAGAAGCGGAACTCAATTTCAAGGGACTCCATTACAACCTAATGGGGGGTATGGTTTACCTAAGCCAAATACTCCTTATTTAGCAGCATACAATCCTCAAATATATGGTGGGCACGCTGCTATAAAAGGCCCAGGTGCTATATATGCAGGTGCAAATATTTCTATTGATATACTAAATGATGGTGCAGCTATAAATGCACCTGGCCAAAATGCTACATCTATGTCTTGGGTTTCAGATAAAGATTATGTAGATATTGAAGAATGGTTTTGGCAATCTGGCGCATATCAATCATTTATACAATATAATCAGAATGGGGTAGATATACATGCTTCTTCGGTTACATTTAGAAATGGTATTGATGTAACTCAATCATATAACACATTTGGATTTACTAGCAATGTTATTGAAGTTAATCCTGCTAGTTTTGAAAAATGGATGTTAGTAAGAGGATTTGGATTAAATCAAGGATCTAGTAGAAATGAAATATCTGTACAATTAAAAGTAACTCAAACACCTCCAGGATCTAAACTTACTGCTGAAACAGTTCCAAC